AACGTACCGCCCACATAGAGTTTGCTTCAGCCAACCAATTCTTAGCGATATATTGTTGTTCATATTTTAATCTAGTACTACCGGAAAAAACTGTAGTATCTAGTCCACCAAAATATGTCTTATATTCGTTATAGTCTTCAATGAATATTGGTTGTTGTGCTGGACCCTTAAGGGTTTCTCCAACTGTGGCCAACGTTGTTGCACCAATACTCGGTGCGTTAAAGCTTAGTTCTCTTTCTGATACATAAACTCCTGGTGATAATGGTGTTTGATCTGCCATCTATAAAAGTTTTAATTTATGTTATATATCGTCAAAACTTGTTGCAGTTGGTGTAATATTAAATTCTATTTCTATAAACTCTAAAGATCTAGTTGGTTTAATATAAATCTTACCTGTCAATTTGTTTTGATCAATTTCTTCTGGGTCATTAGACAGTACAACCTTAAAATCTGTCAAACCTCTATCTCTTCTAATGTCTTCTAGGATTGGATTTACTAAACTTAAGAACTCTTGTCTTACTATTTCATCGTTTTGTTCAAACACTAATCTAACCGCGACTGCTGAAACTAATTTTCTAGCTCTAAGAAGTAATCTTCTAACATTAATTCTATCAAGTGCCGACATTGCTGTTTGTAATGTTTTATTACCCCAAATAACCGGTCCAGTTGCTGTAAATGTCGCAATTGGGTTAAGTCTAGCTTCATATAGGTCGTCTCTATTATCTTGTGTTAGATTTATTCTTACCTTATTAGCTTTTATTATTCCTCTATTGTAACCAGCGGTTGCAAACCATGGGAAGGATACATTATCTGTAATCGCCATATTTCTTAGAACTTCGTTGGTTGGTGGAAGGTACAGTCTTACATTATTTTCAACATCATTAAATTGTATCCATGGCCAATAAGTTGCTGTATAATTACTAGAAATACTTGAATCTTCTAATGCGTCTACCGCATTATCCACTGTTTGACCCTTATAATTCTCTGAAGTAAGGATGTATAGTGAATCAGCTCTATCATCTTCAACCATCTCAATAGTATCATTAACTAATGTTAAATTATTAGTATAATCAATTCCTGGTGTTGCAAAAAGATTTATATCAACCTCTTCTGGATTAGCAAACTTATGAATTGCGTTATAATAAGCATACCAGTCAGTGTTCTTATTAAAAGTATAAACTCCAAGATATGGTCCTGTAGTACCACTACCGTACCCTAAATTATATCCCGCCGCTTGATTCTCTCTCCAACTATCTGTATTTGTTCTACTAGCTCTACTCACATCCCAACCATCAAAACCACCATAAAATGCCACGGTGAATTTTCTATATTTCTTCTGGTAATATGCATTTTTTGAATTAGCAGCCAATGCTTCTGATCCAGGTCCATAGTATGGAGCGTTAACATAATCAACGGAATTAACGTAGAACGGGAAGGTTCCAACTGAACCTGAGAACCATTGTTTTCCATCTGATAAGTTTGTATCACCTAAGAAAGTTGATCCAGAAACTCTTGTATCTAAGTGGAAACCGTATGTGTGTCCTGTCCAAGCTGTATCACAAATAGTACCTCTAACAGTAGCACACCCTGCGTAATTAAATAAGTTTTGGTCATATCCCATCTTATCGGAAAGACCTAGATAAGTTTTTCTAACATTGTCATTAACTGTATCATAACTTAAATTATAATACACATCTGGTTGGATACGTGAATGAAGTGCATCTTCAAATGTAGTAAAAGTAGACCCTTGGAAATTAGTAACCCCACTCATATTAGGTCCGTCTGTAGTTGGGTATCCTTTATATCCTGATGGTAACGCATCTATTGGTGCGTTGTCGTCAACCTCAACCATTACGTATCTTGATCTTAAAGCGTATTCACCATTTAATGTACCAATTTTCTTTCCAATATAGTTTTGACTAACTGGGTTCATACTACAATTCTTGAAGCTTTCTACTACTGATTGTTTAGCGTCGGTATCGTCATATGATCTAATTGCAATATCAAAAGTTTTATTATCAATATCTAAATTAAGGAAAGATGTTTTAATGTTTTTATTTGCGGCATCACCATCACCGATAGAAATAAGTCTAAATAATTTTTCTACGTCAAGACCTCTAACTTCAGAATAAATCCATGGAGTACTTGGTCCGTCTGTTGTTGCAATTGGTTGCCAAGTGTCAGTATAATTACTCCATCCTGAAGGTACATTATACCAAGTCATGTGTGGTAAACCATCAAGATAACTGTTTCCTGCTGTACCACCCCATTCTTTACCTAACTGTTGTATCGCTTTAGGGTAGAATTGTTCAACATATATTCTAGCCTCACTATTATTTGTAGAGTCATAGTATGGATTAGTTCCTAAAACTTTTGTTATATAGTTATTACTATTAGGGTTGAAGCTAACAACGTACGTATCTCTTATAACCCCACCTAACCTCATAGTTTGTATAACAAAATCATCAGCAGCTGTATTCCAAGTTGCATTCTGTGCGTTAGCTGGTGGTTGTATATTGGCCCCTCCAAGTGCTGAAGTACCTCCATTAATTCCATTAGGTACCCATTGTCCATCATTGACCTCTGTCATCCCTGGTGCTGTACCAACTCTTAATATTTGTACCGCAAAATTTGGTTGAGCAAATGTAACACCTTGTTTTTTTCTTACTCTAATAACACACGCTGTCATAGCTGAGAATCTTTTATCTGATTGTACACCACCCGCTGAGTTTGTTTGTTGTGTTGCTTGGGTAGCGTCCATATTTCCTTCCGCTAAGTTTATAACTAAAGCTTCTGTTGCATCATATCCACTAAGACCTAAAGTTCTTGTCATCCAAAGATTATTTGATTCGCTTAGATAAGATCTAGCGATATATGTTCCTTCGTATTTAGGTATTAAAGTACTCCCTACTGACCATACAGATGGGTTTTGTCCACCAAAATAGGTTTGGTATGTGTCATAGTCTTGTACGAAGATAGGTTGGTTAGCTGGTCCTTTTACACTTTCTCCTGCCACCCCTAATCTTGTTATCCCTACACTGGATGCAACAAAAGAAAGATCTTTTTCTGATGTGTATACTCCTGGTGATACTACTACTTGATTTGCCATGTGTTTCTTTATTTTTTAATTTATTGTTATTCTTGGTTTTATAATAAATACTATGATTTTTATCAAAGTACAAAGGCTTTTTTGGTGTAATATGAAAAAAATCATACTTTTTTCATACTTATTTATATATGTTAAAATCAAAACGTGATAAAAACCTTAAAATCGATAGTGTAACCCATTCTCTACTTAAAAAGTACTGCGAAAAGAATGGTCTTAAAATGTTTGCTTTTGTAGAACGCTTAATAAAAGAAAAGTGTACTAATAAACCCTATCGTAAAAAGGATGATTTATACGATGATTAAACTTCGTTCCTATATCCTCTAAAAGTAACCTTAGCATCTAATGTTTCATCAATAACTGTAATAGCGGCTCTTATCTTATAATTTGGTAATAATTGAACTGGTAGTGATGCACTTATAAAACTTCCTGTATTTGGATCGATTTGAATTTTTGGTGAAATTGCGCTACACCCTGTACTAATAGTAGGACAATCCCTAACATTTTCTAAGGTATAGGTGGTTATTAAGGCGGTATCGTTAATTGTAACTGATGGTGTTAGACCAACAGGGTCATGTGATACATTAACTAGATAACTTATACTAATTTCATATTCTTCGGTGTCTCGACCAGAATCCAAATTATCTGTAGCATTTAGACTAGGTATTACATTAGGTTCAGTTTCAAATAATGTTACCACCCTTTTAATAGCTGGGGTAACCTCATAATCCTCTTCATCCATAATATATCCTTGTAATTGCATTTCAAAGTTTTGTACATAAAATCTTTTACTTTCAAATTGATCTATTGTACTCTCATCCCCAATTGTTTCCAAAACTACAGGAAAATAATGACCGTTACAATTAATATACTTTTGTCTAGATTGAAAGGCTTGCATAACTATCTTATTGAATTTATTTATTTCTCTCATTCGATAACAAAAGAATCTAACTTCATACATTAAGTTAACTGCAATTGGTTGTGGGATTTTATAAACGTCAACCCCCACAGAATCCCCATCGTAATTTGGAACCTTCATATAATCAAATCTTTGTTTCTGAGGAATTGTGTATTGTGTTACAGGATTTGTCCCAAACTGAATGTCTGGTTGTCTAACTATTGAAACGAATGGCATTTGTATGTTTCTATCCTTGTCTGTGAATTCCCAGGTTCTAGCAAATTCTGCCCATCTTTGGATTGTTAAGAAAACCACCGGTACCTTTTTTCCTTCCACAGAGAAAGAAAGGTCGTCTTTAATGAGATTAATAAAATCCCTATCCATATCTTCATACAACACACCTTTAGGTACAAAAGTACCACTAGCATTCCAACCTTCTTCCCATAACTCTAATCTCCTATCGTGATTATTAGACGGGGCTTTTAATTGTACATTCTTAAGAAATTTTTTAGGTACTCCCATTTTATATTGCCTTAAATTCGTTTCTGTCAGCAACCGCACATTCAATAGTTCTTACCGCTCCTTTATATCCAGCTATTGTATGTTCGTTATCTGATATAATTTTACCATCATTAACCACAACCCAATATTTCATTGTCTCTTCAGTATCTCTATATCCTACATAATCACCGTATTTAATTTCAGTTTGTTTTTGGTTTAATTGTTGTTGAAAAATATTAAATGTCATATTACCATAGTCTCTATACCTCAATGTCCCATTAGGGTTATAGGTTTGGTTTTCTCCAGCTGCAATTTCTAAACTAACTAATAACTCAACCGGAGGATGAAAACGTACATTTTCTGCGTTAACTTCTTTATATACATCATCGGTATCAGTTTCTTCAATATCAATACTAAATAATACCACAGTCATATGAAGGTCTCCCTCCATATATTCTCTACCAAAATCTACTTCTAAATTAAAATCTTGATCATCAAAGAATTTATTTAATCTAGTAATTGGTACTTTAGTTTGTTGGTTCTGATTGTTCTCCATATACTATAAATACTATTTACTTAGTTATTATTTTTAATTAGCGTTA